TGTCGTTAAAGGCCGAGAGTAGCCAAATACCTTAGCGACTGCAGCTACAGTATCGGCTATCATACCCGCGGCTGTAGCATATGGCTTCAATACGGGAACCTTGCCAACGGCATAAGCGACTTTAGCAATCGCACTAGCTGGAGCTGATATTTTACCAGTCGCGACATCACTTTCATCTTGCGCCTGAGGAACCAAACCAGCTGGCTCAGCGGTCGTGGGGATAGACATCTGCACATCTATCATATGCGCAAATGCACATATGGTTATACTATCTGTCCCATTATTGGCATGCTGCAGAGACACTAGGTTATCTATAAATATTCTTCCTCCATTCTGCGTCCATGAACTATTAGGAATACTAAAGTTATTCGTGAAAGAGAAAAATGGCAATACCATTGTTCCACCTTGATTAGTGGACGGATCTAAGAATATATGAGGTCTTTGGGTGCACAAAGTACACTCATCAACCGTCCTACCTACAGTCTTTTCCATCTCATCCCAGAATTCCATCGGTAAGTATGATACAAGAAATCTGCCATAATAAAATGGATTACCATTCAATACAAACTTCACTACTAACTTTCCTCGAATCAAATTATAATTACTGATCCTGTTAATTACTCTTACATTAGAGAAGAACAATGACCATGGATCAAAATTATTAAAATATCCGGTATTTACAGAAATCGTACCACTAAATATCTTCACTGGCCGGCTCAAGAAATCACCTAATGAGTCAGCTGGACTATCCTGGGTAGTGAATGTTGTGTCATGCTCAGATTTCACATCATACACTATTTGTGATACACTGTCTTTAAAGGTAACAACCTGGGAACTATTTCCTGTGGTCGTACCAATCGCAAGGCCCAGCTTATCTTCCAGCGCTTGCTTTTGAAATTTGATGGGAGGGTTGGCATCCCTCTCATCATGCGTCATCGTAACGTCGATGTTGGTACTTTCCTCGATTACTTGATTATTCATTTTCGATTCTGACGCTTTTGTACCAGCACAAAAAATAAATGGCGCCCCTTCCATTGAGGCGACAATATCGGACGTAGTGCAATTGTCCGATTTACTTATGTATCTCTCCTTATAATCCTCCATCATGTCCCTATATGTCGGAAAGGCGTTGTCATTGAATCTTGGACAATAGTGCGCCATCTTAAACATCCTCACTATCTCAGCGAATTGTTCTCTTCGCTGATTATAAATATCTTCCCCAATACGGAAATATTCATTGAGGGCGTTTTCAATAGCAGCAGCACTTATTGCCAAAGGTTCGACAGAACTACCTTTTCTTTTCATATAATTATGTAGACTTTTACATATCGAAGACTCCTCTATCGGCGATAAATAATTCCTAAGCTCTTCGTTCCATACAAATCCACGCTTAAGATAAGAAACATCTTTCCGAGTTACAAACTCCGTTAAAGCTGATTTCTTATCAGCAGAGGTATATTCGATACCTACCTCCGCTAAAATATGAGCGTGAACCTGTTGATTCCACCAATCACATCCCTCAGCGACGGTACCTACATTATCATCACCCATAAAATTACATTTTATGAACTCATCAAATGGATACGCATCATCACATGATTTCGCGAAAGTATATCTAAACAAAAGTGAGTTAGCTATATTGCTCATCATAACAGTGATAAACACTCCTGACGGCATGGAAGATAAAAATTGAATATACATTCCATCCCATTCATATCTAGGGTATATTAACTCCGTCATGATTGCTTGAACAACTAATAATTCATCATATGAATATCCACAATGTTTACACATGTTCAATATGACTCGCGAAGCTGCATCCAACAACGTAGGTGCCATGGTCTTATCCCAATGTTTATAATCACCACAAAAGAATCTATTCTCACATCCTTTCTGAAAAAAGGAATTATAAAGACGAGTCCAATCAGTTGAGTAATTATCAACGCCAACACAGCACTCAAAATGGTCCCAATGCAATTGCATTACACGATTGAGACCACTGAGCGCCATCTTACACACAATCAAAAAATCGATAGGACAACCAGCGAATAATCTAACGGTCTCCTTCTCAAATTTTGTTGGTTCATCTTTTAAATTGGCGCGGAAAAAGACACTAAATCTCTCACCATTTTTTGCCTCCTCCAACATCGTATTGACATTTTGCTCCACTTGCGGTACAAAAACAATCTTTTTAATAACTCCATATGCATCTATCTCACATTTATCTAAATCTAAAAGTGTCTTTTTAGATTTATCTAAAGGATGGCCGGCAGACGTAGATAAATCTATTCGATCCAATCCAGTCATCCCCTCCCTTCCATGAACTGCTACGTCCATAGAAACAAAATGCACATGATCCACCAAATCATGATTATCAATCGCAGCAATATGGTGTGAAGTAAGCGATCGCACAGCACTCTCAAGGAACCGCGGCTCAAATTTATAAGGCGGTTCCATCATAAACT